TGTTCCCTCACGGGTGGGATTCTGGATCCTACGAATCTTGTGTGCTTGCAACCGATCCTTCTTTGTCAGCATGTTTGGAGAATCGCCGCAGTGCGGGCGGACTTCACGGCTATGTTTCCAACCCTCGGGTTGAGAACCAACTCGGACGTTTTCGTCACGATGACTTCCTCACGACGTGCTTAGACGGGGCGACCCGTCCTTTGAGCGTCGCTTCGGGTCTGACTGTCGTTCAGAGTGCCGGTAAGCCTCGCCCGCTGAGCAAATTCTCGGCGGACGCGATACACTTGAGACCGCTTCACAAGGCGATCTATGATAGACTATCGCGCGAGAAGTGGCTCTGCCGCGGCGATTTTACAACTGACGTTCTACAGCGCGCTGGTTTTTCTTATGTTGAAGGCGAAGTCTTGACTTCTGGGGACTACAAGAGTGCTACCGACAATCTCTCTATTGAGGTTGCCGAGGCTATCCTTGACGAGTTGCTGAGGTCCACGGTCTCTGTGCCGGGATCTATGAAAGCATACGCCATGAATATCTTGCGTCCCACGTTGTTCAACTTGGAGCACGGTATAGATGATTTTATTCCTACGAGAGGTCAGATGATGGGTTCTTTTTTGTCTTTCCCTTTGCTTTGCTTGCAAAACAGGATCGCTTTCCTGTATGCTGGTGAGTCTGTCGGGGTTGACAATTCAGAGTTTCCATGTCTGATTAACGGAGACGATATCCTATTTCGTTCCGGCCCGCACTTCAGTGCGCGCTGGATGGACGTTGTAGGTGATTTGTCTCTGGAGGTTGAAAAGACGAAGACTTCCGTTTCACCGTTGTACGGTTCGCTTAATTCCACACTTTGTGAGCGCCGAGGCGCTTTTTATCGTGTGGTTGCGACTGTCCGCATGGGGATGTTACGGGAGTCCGAATCTCTGGACACTCTCTCGAAGGGTTTTGATGATTTTATAGCCGGGCTCAAGGGGTCACTCCGTTTTCGAGCGGCGATGGCCTGGTTTAGCTGGAACATAGGAAAAATTAGACCCTTAGGTCTGACTACGCACGATTTGGGTTTTCGAGGCCCATTGGCGTACAGAGCGACAAAGAAATTCGGATTGCGACTTGGGCCGAGTAGCCGGATTACTCCCAGTCTGAAAATAGAGAATGGATTGACTCTCACTTGTGAGTATGTCGATCCTGATCTTTTGGATGATCAGGAGAAGAAGGAAAACTTGGCTGAATTAGCCGCTTGGAAATGGAGGACGGGCTATGAGGTTTTCTCAAGCTCACGCGCTGCTATGCGCTTTCATTTAGC